CGGCAGTAGTTTTGAGCTGGATATCAGCCACCAATTATTTGACGAGCTGGGCATCCACTTCCGGCGCAACCTGGAACAGGTCCGCACAGCCGGTCTGGGCGACCTCCTGCCGGACAGCAACTTGTTCCCGTTTAGCCTGGAACTCAAGCGCCGCCAGAAGGGCGTCGGCATCCCCAGCGGAGCCTGGCAGCAAGCCGTCACGGCGTCAGACATCGAGCGCGGGATCTACCCGGCAGTTATCTATCGATACGACCACAGAAAGCCCCGGTGCGTCGTGGGTTTCGGCGCCATCGTCGAAAGCGAAACGGGCAGCAAAAATACAAACCATCACGACAAGGCAGACATCAGCTTCCCGCGTTTCTGCAAGTTGGTGAGAGAAATCATGGCATGGAGAGCAGACAATGAACGAGGAGATCAACAAAACAATGCACCTTCTGAGGCATCACCTGGACACGCTGAAAGCGGATCTGAAGCGGCCCCCGGAGCGGTGGACCTGTCGTCAGCGCGTGGAAAATTGCGCGGCACTTCTTGAGATGCTGGAGCGTCAGATCACGGAGGCGGTGGAATGAAACCCGGCATTTATCACGACATTTCCAACGCGGATTATCACGCAACATCAGCGGTTAACGCGTCTTTCTTGAAGTCGTGGGTGATGAAAAGCCCGCTGCACGCAACCAACACCAGCGGATCCATCAGCAAAATCATCGCTGACCTGGGCACGGCAATTCACAGCGAGGCGCTGGAGCCGGAGCTGAACAACGTCGTCGTCTCGGAGGAAAAGACACGCGCCACCAAGGCATTCAAGGAGCACGACGCGCTCTGCCAGGCGCAGGGCAAGGTGCTGCTCCCCCGCAAGGATTACGACAACGTGAAGGGCGCCGTGCACGGCCTGGTTAAGGATGACGGCGAGGTGGTCGGCGGCCTGATGAACGACCAGCATTGCGGCAAGCTGCTCAAGCAAAAAGACAAGATATGCGAGGCGTCAATTTTCGCTGAGCACCCAGGCACCGGGCTTCTACTCAAGTGTCGCCCCGACATCTACTCGCCCGAGCTGAAGGTCATGGGAGACGTGAAGAGCGCCCAGGACGCAAGCCCCCGCGGTTTCGGTAAGGCGATCTTCAAATTTGGATACCACTTGCAGGCGGCTCACTATCTGCTCTGCGCACGCATTCTCGGCTGGGAGGTTAAGCACTGGGGCTTCCTGGCGGTAGAGAAGGAGCCACCCTACCCGGCTCACTTTCACACGCTCGACGACGAGGTTCTCGAATACGCCACAGGCGTCGTCGAAACCGCTCTTTTAGAGGTCGCCGAGGCGCGTGAACACAAATCCTACAGCACCCGCTGGGGATCCTACACGGTGCATTCATTACCCGAATATCTGGCAGACTAAGGAGATAAATATGGACTTCAGATTAACCAACGTAGAGGCGCTCTGGCCCAAGCTAGACAAAGCCTACAAATTTGACGCGGCGCAAAACCGCAGCGTGCCGTGCGACGCCACGGATCCCGACGGATCCTACGAGCTGCACATTATCGTGACCGAGGACCAGGCAAAGGAACTCGCAGGCAAGATGCGCACCGCGTTTAACGAAAGCGAAAAAGTCAAAGGTAAAACCTGGGACGTCAAAACACTGGACGACATCCCTGCGTTTACCCGTGACGAGGGTGCGTGGCGCATCAAGACCAGCAAGAAGACGTACAGCGACGCCACCAGTAAGCCGCGCCAGTTCATGCAGGACGGCACCAAGGCGGCGGATGACTTCCAGCTCACCACTGGCAGCAAAATCCACGTCATGATCCGCATCGCGCCCTGGGCCTACGCGGGCAAGGTTGGCGTCTCACTGCGTCCCGAGGGCGTCATGGTCGTTGACCTGGCGGAGCGCAAGGATCCACCCGCGGACACAATGTTCGGCGACCTGGTGCGAAACGACAGCCCGTTCGCTGACCTGGCGCCGGGCGCAGCAAAGCCCGCAGATGATCCGTTTGGACTGCCTGCCGTACCCGCGGCGCAGACAAACGATTTCGACGACGAAATACCATTTGGTTAAGGAGGAATAAAACCATGGCAAACGTAGAAAGCAAAACAGCATTGGTCACCCCAGAAATGTGCCGGGACTGGCTGAGCCGCAACCCAACAAACCGCAAGCTCGACCGTAGGATCATTGATCAATACGCGCGGGACATGGTTTCGGGCGACTGGGAGTTAAACGGTGAAACGATCTGCATTGATTGGAATAACAACCTAATTAACGGGCAGCATCGTTGCACCGCTGGGATAAAAGCCGGGGTGCCGTTTGAAACTGTTTTGGTAACGGGACTGCCTCCCAAGGCGCGCGACACTATTGATGGTGGCAAAAAGCGGACATACGGCGACCGCCTAAGTATGCGCGGGTACAAAAACTACAGTAGCATCGCGGCAAACATCACTTTTATGGCGCAAGTAGCGAGCTGCAATCTACGCCGTCACGCACTTAGCCCAAAAGAGATGGACCGGGTGATTGACAAGCACCCAAACATTGAAGAGAGCGTAATGATTGCGCGCTCGTCAATGCCAAAGGTCAGCGGATGGCTCGGAGCAATTCACTGCATCGCGACCCACCTGAAAATGAATGAGGTAGCAAACGATTTCTGTGAAGTTTTAAAGGACGGGCAACGCACTTACGACGGCGACGCGGCGGTGTTTTTCCGTGACTGGTTGTTTAGAGATATGATGAAACAAAACCCGTCGCACATAGATTTCCGTCGTAAATTTTTTGTCCACGCGTTCAATAAATTTGCAGCAAAAGAGCCGTTGCGCCGGGCGAGCTTACCGGAAAAGTTTGGCATCAAGGGTTGGACCGACAAGGAGCTTGGCCTCTAAATGCCAGACTTCCCTAAACCATACTGGGCGGAGTGGTCAGACCGTATCATACAGCGATACGATCTCCGTGAGGGGCCGAAAGGAGAATTCCACGGCTCCTGTCCACACTGCGGGCACAACGACTGGCCCAGCACCCGGTTTTGGATCAACGAAAAGGACGGGATGGTGAAATTTAATTGCAGGCAATGCAACGATTTCACCAGCATCGTCCAAATTTTAGAAGAGGATGGAGTTTGGCCAGTAGCCGTGGCCAGCTCCAAGGCAGTCAACGTGGGCGTCACGGCAAGCGATTTCGACAACATCGTGCCAATGCCAAAGCCCGTCAAAAAAGAAAAGCCACCCGAACAGTTTGACCCGTTCACGCCGTACCACGAGCGTAAGGGCGTCGAGCTGATCGGCGCGGTCCTGGAAAAGACTGACGTCGTCGTGAAGCTCTACAACACGGAGCGACAACAGGTGGGCCAGCAACGGATCCAACCCAACGGCGACAAGCGGTTCAACACCGGGCTGAATAAGGAGGGCGGCGTGTTCGGCGTCGTCGGACGGTTCAACCCAGAAAACCCGGGCACCGTTTGGTTGGCCGAGGGTTGGGCGACGTGCGTGTCAGTGCACATGGCGCTCGATAAGCAGCTCCCGGTCATATTCGCGCTGGACAAAAACAACATCCAGACGGTCGTCGACGCCCTGACCTTACAATGGCCAGACATTGACATACGCATCGCGGCCGACAACGACGCCAACAACGGCGGGCAAGAGGCAGCGCAAAAGACTGGACTGCCCTGGACGGCCCCGGCGCTGCCGGACACCGACTGGAACGACGTGCACGCCACGCTGGGCCTGTCAGCCGTCAAGCAAGGATTAACGCAGCTTAAAAGCCCGGAGAGCCTCCTGGATGAGCTTGTGTGGATCGGTGACGCCGCCCCGGTGCTCAAGTCCAACTACCTGATCAAGGGGTGGATCGGCCGACAACAAATGGCGGTGCTGTACGGCCAGTCCAACACAGGCAAATCATTCCTGATGCTGGACATGGCGTACCACGTCGCCGCCGGGCGTCCCTGGCACGACAACAAGGTGCAGCAAGGCGTGGTGCTCTACCTGGCCGCGGAGGGCGGTCACGGGTACCTCAACAGAGCCAAGGCAATCGCGGACCACTACGGCGACACAGACGTGCCGCTGGCCGTGCGTCCCTGCCCGGTCAACTTGCTGGATCCCGAGGCGGATCTGCCAAAGCTGCGACAGCTCATCGACCTGGTTAAAGACAAGCACGGGAAAATCGAGCTGATCGTGGTCGACACGCTGTCGCGCGCCCTGGCAGGCGGAAACGAAAACGGGCCCGAGGACATGACGGCGTATATCAGCAACGCCGACGCACTCAGGGATCACGCGGAGGCGACCGTCGTCACCGTGCACCACTCCGGCAAGGCGGACAACGGCGCGAGGGGCCACAGCTCACTCCGGGCGGCCACGGACACCGAAATCGAACTCAGGGTCGACGAGGACGCCGGGATCCGCTTTGCGAAAGCCACCAAGCAACGAGACATCGAGAGCGGCAAGGAATTCGCGTTCGAGCTGAAAGCGGTTGAGCTGGGGTGCGACGAGGACGGCGACCCGGTCACGAGCTGCTACATCACGCCAGCGGACGACGAGCGCGTCAGTGAGGCCACCACAAAGCTGAGCCCCAACGAGAGACTGATTGAGCAATGCTTCACGCAGCTCTGGGGTGAGCAAATCGGCGGGCCAAACCCGGGCGGCACGGGCTACCCAGAGACGGGCACGCGGTGGACCATAAACGAGGACCAACTGCGGGAACACTTCTACGGTCGGTCGACCGCCAGCAACAAAAGACAGGCGTGGCAGAGGGCCATCGACGGGCTACTCAAGAAAGGCGAAATGGCCAAAAACGACGGGTTTTTCTGGCTGGTACGCCAAAAGTACAAATTGTAGGAGGGCGTACCAGGTGTACCGGGAAACGCTTTTACATAAGATACTGATAAGACTAACTAAAATTGCACAGGTGGTACGCTTTGGTACGCACTGGTACGGTAAATGGTACGGGGCGACACTAGGCGTACCATACGTACCATCACCCGTAGGGGGTGGTACGGTGGTACGGTCGATGACTGGTACGCTGCGCTGGAGGTCAAGATGACTGACCGTGAGCGGATCCTTCAGCACGTCTGGCGGGCAAAAGATTACGCCGACATGGGGGAGAAAGATTTTAACCGAGTGATCAACGAGATTACCTCTTTGGAGGAGTTAGAGGCCGTGGCCAATCGGAGAAAGCATCTCCGGGCGCCGCACCTGAAGAAATGGAACCAGTGGCAACGAGACGCAATCCTGCGGAGGCAGTGGGAGCTGAAGCATGGATGAACGCAAGCTCAGGGAACAGATGATCGCGTCGGCGCGACGGGCCGCTCGCCTGGGTCTGATACCAGCTCTGCCGGAGGACAAGCGTCGCCGCGTGTGGCGCGAACCGCTCAACCGGTACGAGCTGCATGTGGTGCGGTTCATCCGGGAGCAAGGCGAGATAACGGCGAAGGATCTCGCGGGAGCAATGGACGAGACGCTCGATGACACCATGAGGGTGCTGCAAGGGCTGATCGACCGGGACTACGTCAAGGTAATTAGCAGGCGCGGATACGCGTCGTACACAGCGAGGAGCATAGATGATTTACGAGAAGATACTGAACAGAGCTAAGCAGATCCTGGGAGATCGCGAGGAGAGCTACGGAGACGCGCGCACAATGCATCAAAGCATCTGCGACAGGTGGAACGGCGTGCTGAAAGGTAAGCTCGCTCCAGGGGCGTCCCTGACGGCTTACGACATCGCCAGGATGATGGCGGAGCTCAAGGCGGCACGCATGGATGACAACGGGTTTCACGAGGATAGCCTGATCGACCAGATCAACTACCTGGTCATCGCGTATCGCCTGGCGGGCGAAGATGCACGGATTTTTGACTGGGACGACTGAGTGTAGGACAATGCAATCACATAGACGTCTCTCTATGTTTGCCTCGGAGGTCTGCACGGGTACTGCTAGATCTCTCCCTGGAAGCGCACAATCCTCCCTGTTGGCGCTCCTCACTGGCGGCGCTCGGTTCTACTCCTACGGGCGTCGCCCTCTTCTTTCACACAAGATGCGAGATGAGATGCAGGCGACAGCCTCGCGTGCGCGCGCGAAAACCGGCTCTGGTATGCGTCTGGTGCATGGATGTCGCACTTGCAGAAACACACGATTTTGCGCGTTTAGTTATGCGCCCTCGTCAAACCGTAATGAAATCAATGACTTACGCGATTTTCGAACGACACATAACATGTATTATGTTAAATTATCGCGGATCCAGTGCAAAATACCCCCCCCGGCGCGCCCCACCCCAGGGGTAGGTCTTGTACAACCCCACACACACGTTCCCCCAAAATTTTGCCCCCCGGCCCCCCTATCGATTAACCTACGAACAAC